ATGGACCTTTCCTCCCTCGAAATCTTCCGCGCGGTCGCCCACGAAGCCAGCGTCACCCGCGCCGCTCAGCAGTTGCAGCGAGCGCAGTCGAACGTCACCACGCGGATCCGCCAGCTCGAGGAGGACCTGGGCGTCGAACTGTTCCTGCGCGACGGCAAGCGCATGAGCCTGACCGAACGCGGCAGCGAATTCCTCGCCTACGCCGAGCAGTTGCTGGCTCTCGCCGACGAGGCGCGTCAGTCGATGCATCCCACCGAGCCCGGCGGGCGCCTGCGCCTGGGCAGCATGGAAAGCACCGCGGCCAGCCGCCTGCCGGCGCTGCTGGCGAGCTATCACAAGGCCTGTCCGCGAGTCGCCCTGGAAGTCTCCACCGGCACCAGTCGCGCGTTGTTCGATGGGGTGCGGGCGCGGCGCCTGGACTGCGCGCTGGTGGCGAGGCGACAGCGGCCTTGGCCCGTTGCAGCTCCTGGGCAGCGGCTCGCTGTGCCGCCACGGCGGCGCCTTCGTCGGCCGTGGCTTTCTGAGCGGCGGCGATGGCAGCGGCGCGGCTGGCCGCCGCGTTGCTGAGCCAGGTAGTAGTCAGCCCGGTGATGGCCGCCACCGCTCGCCCGGCTGCCGTCACCATTACGGCATCCAGGGCGGTGCCCAGTAGCTCGGCGTTATCGCTCAGGCCGTCCATGACATTGGCGACCCCGGAAATGGCACCGGCCAGCGCTTCGCCCGCACCTCGGCCATTGGTGAACTCACCTACCAGGCGAGTGAACGCATTCTCCAGTTCCTGGACTGCCATCGAAACGGTCTTGATGCGGGTGGCGAACTGATCGTTCACGCCGGCCGCCGCATTGCTCAAGGCGTCCACCAGGACGTCAGCCGTCAACTGGCCTTCGTTCGCCATCTTGCGAAGCTCGCCGATATTGACGTTGAGGCCATCGGCAATTGCTTTCAGCAGCGCGGGCGCCTGCTCGCTGACCGAGTTGAATTCCTCGCCGCGCAGAACGCCCGACGCCAGAGCCTGGCCAAACTGGACCAGGGCCGCCTCGGCGCTCTGCGCACTGGCGCCTGAAATCGCGATGGACTTGGCCACCGTGTCAGTCAGCGATGCGACTTGCCGCTGGCTGATGTTCAGCCGGTCGGCGTTCTGCGCGAAACGCTGGTAGACGGTGGCGGTGGAGTCCAGCGCGGAGCTGGTCAGCTGAGCGATGCGGTATACGTCATCGGTCACCGCCGCCAGTTGAGCCTGGGTGCTGGTGACCAGGCGCAGCCGGTTCTGGAGGTTGGTCCAGGCGTCGGTGGTCTGGATGATCTCCCGAATGCTGAACAGCGCCCCCAGCCCCAGCGCAGCGGCCTTGATGGAGGCAGCAAGGGCCGTCATGCCGCCACCGATGCGCTGGGTGGCGGCATTCAGTTGATCAGCATCCCGCGCCGCTGTCCTGGTGCTCTGGCCCAGTTCATCGACATTACCGTTCAGACGACGCAGCGCGTCCTGGGCGTCGTTCAGATCGGCGCGGATGCGGAGGGCCAGTGTCAGTTGCTGATTGTTCGCCATTTCAGGATTCCAACTGTCGGAGCAAGGCGGTGGCGTCCGTGCCTCCCACCATTCCGTACATCACCGCGTTAATGTCTCGGGCCTGCTCGCGGCGCTCAGCCGCTTGCGCCTCTTCCCAAAAGAGAATCAGCTGTCGCCGGGTGTAGTTGTTGAGGGCGTCGCGGTGGTGGCCGGCGCGAATGAGGTCGGCGAAGACTCGGCTCCAGAGCGCTGCGCGGCCAGTGCCATTTCCAGGAGGCGCGGACGCCAGAGCCGTCGGACGAAAAAACCGCTGTTCACCTCCCACCAGGTCAGCACCAGGGCTTCACCTTCGTCTGGCGGCAAAGTGTCCACCCAGTCCACAGGCTGGCCGCAGCTGATCGCGATCAGCTCGCGCAGCGCGTCAGCGTGCAAGGCCAGGGCGTCGAAGATGACGTTGATCGACTCCGGGCTGTCCATCTTCTGCGGGGGGATAGCGGCCAGGCTGTCGCCAAGCGGCGCGAGTAGATGGTTGTGGCGCAGTTGCTCGCTGAAACTCAGCTCGCGGACGGTCACCTCGACGCCCCCGACCGTCAGTTGACGGTCGGGAAACAGAACCTCCAGGCTGCCATCGGGAGCAGCCGCTTTCGCCTTCGGCTTCGCCATGGCTTAGCCCACCTGGATAATGCGGCCGAACTGCCCCAACGGACCATTGGCCGGCTTGGAGGTATCCAGGAGCGCGGAAAAGCTCACAGGCATACCCGCCACGTCGTTGCCGTCGGTGATCAGCGACAGTTCCTGGAGCAGCCCTGGGGAGAGTTTGTAAATCTCCACGATGATCGGCGCGCCGTCCTCAGCCAGGTTGATGCCTTCGTAACGCAGGGCCACATTGGAGCGCTTAGCCGCCGACAGCAACGTAACCTGCTTACTGGCCATGTACTCATAGGCGGCAATGAACGGCTGGGTCGGAGCCGGCGACGTCGGCAGACTGAGGATTTCCAGCGCCCCAAACGCGGGCTCCAGCAAATAGTGATCCTCGGTCAGCGTGACGGGCGTACCCGCGCTATCGGTGATCACCAGGTCGCTGACGCCAGGGTTCGCCAATACAACCTGGTCACCTGCCTCCAGGCCGGCCGGCAGCAACTCACCGGTCACAGTACCGGCTGCGGCGGTGCTGGCGGTTCCCTGGGAAAACAGGGCGACGTTGTCCACGTCCAGGCTGTGCAGGGTTGCGGTCATGTTCAACGAGGGGGAAATGCCCCACTCGCGCACCTTTACCTTCTTGCCAGAGTACGATTCGCGGTGACTCATCGACTCTTCTTCCATCGCACCGCTGAGCGCGGACACGTCGCCCAGCCAGCGCCACGGAGTCAGCCCGGCAGCGGTATGGATGGCCAGCTTCAGCTTACCCTGGCCGTAGTAGTACGTTTCGACTTGGGCCATATCGGCACCCTCCTAGTTCGGTGGCTTATTTGTCGCTGTCGGCAACGGCCGAGCCTTGCGCTGATTTCGGAATCTTTTCGATCAGCTTCTTACGCAGCAGCAGTTGGGCCGCAGCGCGGGTGACTTCGATTTCGTCGCCCTTGGCCACCGGCTTGCCCGCGTGGGTGTGGTTGGGGTTCTCAGCAGTGATCGTGACTTTTACGGTTTCCATGACTTGAGCCTCGGGTAGACGAACCTGGCGGTGAACACCAGGGGGAAATAGAAGTAGCCGCTGGCGTAGGTGACAGGAGACTGTCGGGCGCTGCGCGCCAACGGCGCCACATCGATGGCTGGAGCCCATCCGGTCAGTGCCTTGACCAGCCGTCCCAGCAGCGGTCCTGCCTCTCGGCGCGCTCCTTCGCCGGAGTTCGACGAGTCGGCGTAATGCACCACCAGCACAACCGCCCATTGCTGGCCGATGGCCTGAATGGCGCGCCTGCCCCCTTGGTGATCCGCTCCGGTGCCTATCTCGTCGCCGAGATAGACGACATAGACGCTGGGGGCGGGCTGGTCCTGCTCACTCAAGGCCGCCAGATCGGGCACCCCGGAAACGATGGCCAGCCCAGGAACCTCTGAGCGGATACGCTCGATCAGCAACGGTTCCAGGAACAGGTAATCGAACGGGTCGCTCACCAGTCGGCCCCCCAGTCGTTACGGCCTTCGCTTATCTGCACCGTATTGGCTACGGGCGCCGGCTTGCCATCAGCGTCCAGGGCCAGACTCAACTTGCCGTTGGCGATGCCCGACAGCAGCTTTCGCAGATGCTCGGCCGTTTTGTAGACCGGGTTCTCTTCCTTTAGAACGATGTGCAGATTGGCGTAGGCCAGGCCACAGGCAATGCGCTTGAGCGCCGTTGGCACACTGGCGAGCGGTAACTGGTATCGGCCGTGCAGATGCAGGTCGATTTCTGAGTCGGCATCAGCGATGGCGCGATCCACGATCACCGTGTCGATGGTTGTGGCCGGTTTATTGACGCGGTCACTCAGCTCGCGGATTTTCTGCTCGCTGTACTGCTCGATCAGGTCGGCCAGCGTGCAGTAGCTCACAGCTGCGACTCCAACTGTTCCAGGACGTCGAGCGCCTCGCGGCAGTCGGCGGCGACCTGGTGCTGTAGCTCCGCCTGAGCGGCTTCACCCTGAGCCTCGCTGATTGGCGCGTTGTGCTCGGCGATCTGCGCGGCGATGTCCAGGTGGGCAATGGCGTGATTCATCACTCGCCCTCCTGGTTGCCGGAAAAGGTGCAGCGCTCGACCTTGAGCAGCGGGTCCGACTCCAGAGCCTCCAGCTGCTCGTCGCTCAGCACGCCGTCAGCGAAGCCTTGGCCTTCCTTGTCGAAGCAGAAGCCCGCTCGGCAACGGCGCTCGACGGTGGCCCGAACAAAGACACCCTCGACCTCGTCCGAGGCGCTGTCTGGCTTGGTGGCGGGCGTCTCGGGTGCGGTGGGCGAAGCGTCGTCCGTAGAGTCCGGCAGAGTGTCGTCCTTGGGCTTCTCGGTCGCCGGAGCAGTTTGGGGCTTGGCGGCGGATGCCTCGGGTGCGGTGGACGAAGTGGCGTCCGTGGAGCCCGGCAGAGTTTCGTCCTTGGGCTTTTCGGTCGCCGGATCGGTCTTGGATTTTGCGGTGGTCTTGGCCGCAGAGTTCTGGCGTGCCATGTCGTGTCTCCTGTAGCTGGAAGAAGGTGGCCATCCTTGGCCTGGCAGGCGTTCCGTCTGGGGCTATCAGTTGAGCCAGGCGGTATCGAGTACCTGGACCAGTTCGAAGTTGGGGTTGTCCGCGCCATTGGCCAGGCGCTGCACCCCGACCACTTCCTTGGCCTTGGAGCGCAGAGTGGTCGGCACCACCAGCAGGTTCGGACGAATGTCCAGCGGACGACCGCCGTCGGCTTTCTGGTTGCGCATGGCGTCGTAAACTTTCTCGAAGTTGACCTGGTTCAGTTCTTCGGTGGACATCGCCGCCAGTTGCCAGAAGCCGAAGCCGACGTTGCAGCGGGAGCGCACGCCGTAGCGGTACTCGTCGGCCATGAAGACCTGCTCGTCGTCTTCCTTGGTCATCGAAGTGAACGACGGTTTCATGCGCTCCTGGTAGATCAACGGCTTGAGGCTGCGGCTGGTGTCGAGCAGATACCAGGCCGCCCCCGGATCAGCGGCCGGCGCGAACAGGTTGCTAACGGTGGTCGCCGTGCCGGTGCCATCCACGTTCGGATAGACCGGGTGATCGGTGTCGAAGAAGTTTTGACCGTCGTAGCAGAGATTGGCGTTGCCGGCCTTGAGCAGGGCGAAGACCAGTTCGTCGGGATGCGCGCCGGCAGCACGCCCCATTTCCTGCATGAGCGGTCCGTAGACGCCGAGGTTGTCGTCCTCGATGTCGGTACGTTTTACGCCCACGGTCGATTCGAAGAGCTTGTTGGTGATCTGGTAGCCCTGGGCCGCCATGTCCTTGATGACACGCTGACCGATCCACTCGCGCAGCTTGGGGAACTGCCCCAGCCAGCCATAGGTGTTACTGGCGGTGGTGGACGGAATCACCGTAGCAACCTGAAGGTAGGTGCTGGGTGCCGTCGCCAGGGCGTCCTGGAAGTGCTTCTGGAACGAGGTTTTCAGTGCGCTAATCAGCGCCGGAGTAATGATGGCCATGGGTCAGGCTCCTTTTGCCTTGGCGTAGTCGGCGGGGCTGATCCCGGTCAGACGGGCGGCCTCCATCTCGGCGTCGGTGAGGTTGTGGGTGTCGCCCTCCGGCTGGCGGCCTTGCAGGCGGGTCAGCGCGGCAATCGGCGCGGCCTTGTCCAGGTACGCCTTGAGCTGGCCGATGTCCTTACCGCCCAGGTCGCGTGCCCACTGCTCCAGGGAGGGCAGCAGGCGACCGTCCTGGAGCGCCGCACCGACCAGCCTGTCCAGCTCGCCACCATTGAGGCGTGCGGTCAGAGCGGCGATTTGCTCCTGGAGGTCCGTCACAGCTTCCAAGGGCACGAACTTGGCCGGGTCGGGTTTCTGACTCGGGTCGGCCTTTTTCAGTTGGCTGGTGGCGGCGGCGATCTGCTCGACGCTAGCGTCCTTGGCCAAGCCGAGGGTTTCGCGCAGCGTGGCCAGGATGGCCGCCTGTGCGTCCAAGGCCGGCTTGAGCGCGGTCAGGGCGGCGATGGCTTCGGCCTCGGTCGCCCCTTCCTTGAGCGACAGCGCCGCGATGATGGCTTTCAGGAGTTCATCCACGGAGGTTTCCTCTTGGGTGGGGTAAAGGCCAAAGGTGGCCGCCGCTCGGCGGGCGAGCGGCTCCATGCCATCGATGGCGGGGTCGTTGGTGATGGCGCCCATCAGAATCGACAGGACCGTGCCGTCCGGGGCGTAGCTGAAGACCGGCGAGAAGTAGAGGTACTCACCGTCCTCGATCATCCGTGCGGCGCGGGCGGTGTATTCGACACGGCCCCACAGGCCGGAGCCTTCGCGCCATTCGAAATCGAGGAAGCGGCCGGCAGCAGGCGCCGGCTGGCCGTTTTCCTCTTTCTTGAGAGTCTGGTGCTCATAGTCCAGGACAGGCGGTGTCTTGCGTGCCCTGGCCCGGTCGATCACGGCGGCGGCGCTGGCGGCATCGATCCGCCAGGCCGGCACGTCCATGGGGCGCCCGTCCGTGGGCCGGAACTCACCAGCTGGAGTGACTTGAATCCAGGCGCTGCCATCCTCCAGCTGGGGAAGCTGGAACGAGCAGGCGGCGATGGCAACGAGTAGGCGGTTCTTTTCCATGCCGCCAATGGTGGCGACGGTCGAGCGCGGCGGTTACGGGAAGGGGTTCAACGACTGCGGAAACCGTCCGGCGCCATCTTCTGGCCAAACCCTGGCACACGAATGGCGCTGGAGCGATTTCTAACGGGGTTCTAACGGGGTTAACGCAACGACTCTGATGCGAGGTAGCGACTAACCCCGTTTCGGCGCGTGTAGCGCGTTTGCGGGCGGATCAGGTGATCACGCAGATGGCGGGTCGTTCGCAAGGCACTCCAGGGCGAACTGGACGGTATACGGCGCGGGGCGGTAGCCTCCTTGACGTCCTCGCTCAAGTAATAGCGCATCACCCTGTCACCAAGGCCGAGCAGCTCGGCTGCGCGCCGCTGGCTGATGCCGGCTTTCTTGAGCAGCCCGCGCAGGTAGCGCGGGTCTGGATTGTGGTTGGAGGCGTCAGGCTTCAGCATTCCTCATCCTCATAATGCTGTTGGAACCTGTCCTGAAAAATAGCCATTAAACGACCATGTACGTGGCTTCCCCAGGCGACGCCTATGTTCTGCGAGGCAGTGGCAAGCATCACGTTGGCGATGCGATACCACCACCCCCAATCGGCAAATGGGTTGCTCGCGACTCGTCCATCTGCGTTGAGTAGCGCCTCTTCCCACGCCTTGAACTCGCGATACTCTTCATGATTGGAGTCGTCCACGAGTCGTTGCAGGACGGTAGCCTGGAACCCCTCATGGAGCCTGGCGGCGAAACTAGAAGCGGCCAGAACCTGGCTTTCAGTCAGGTTGTCGGGGTCCGCATCTTCCCAGGACTGAATGAATCGAGCCGCTTCAATAACCGAGCGGGAGATGATGCGGTCTGAAATCGTGCTGCTCATGGTGTCTATCCTTGTTTGCGCCTCGCCGTTGTGGTTGGCATGACGTTAGATTAGGCACATTGTGCCTAATACGCAATAGGCACAATGTGCCGCTTGTCCGAAAGTGGCCCACTACCGATTTCGGCTCAGGGCTGTTAGGACGACCTCTAGAATGGACTGCCGAGCGCCGGCCGCCAGTTGGCCGTTTTCGTCGAACGGCAGATACCGCCGTGCAGGAATTTCGACCTGGTGACCCCGGCCGGCGTCGCCACCAAATTGGTGGATGGCCGCATAGACCAGGTTGGACCCGATTCCCGCCTCGTTGCGATCCGCCCAGGTCGTGACCGAGCGAGCCAAGGCGTTTGTGACCTGGAGGATCGGGTGGGGACCACGCCCCTTAGCCTCGCGAGCGGCGACGGTCGCGGGGCTGAGCTGCGGCCAGCCCGGCCCCTCGTCCATAAAGGCGAACTCAGTTTCCGCGAGCAGCTCGGCAGCGATGCCACGCATGACCGGCAGCGTATCGGTCACCGAGCGCATCAGCACCGCCAGGCGCTGGCGAACCTCCTGGTCGTCCAGCTCGACGTCGATCCTGGTTGTCATTAGCGCACTCTCCTGTAGCGGCCCGTCGCCAGGCCATCCTGGATGCTATCCATGGTGATCTCCATAACCTGGCCGACATTTTCCAGTTGGCCGGGTCCGTATATCTCGCCGCGCAGACGGATAGCCAGGGCGGCACCATCGGCCTGGACGACGTAGACCAACGACTCGCTACCACGCTCCCACAGCACCAGGTCAGGCTGGGCGAAGCGCTGCGGCAGGTTGGCGAGCTGCTCGCGAGCGACGGCGCTGTTACGAATCGCGGTATCGCTGGTGGCGACCACGCCAGCGCGCAGTTGGGCGCCCTGGGCGACGGCGTAGGTGACATCGGTCGGATCGAGCACGCCGATGGACATGGTCTGTCCCTGGGGGGACGCGGCGCGATCTACGAAGGCCTCCCAGGCGCGCTGGCGGACCGGGTCCAGCAGCACACCCCGTACCTCGTCGATAGCAGCCGGTGCCCCCAGGGTACGCTCGGCTTTGTCGTACAGCACCTGGTCCATCAGGTGACTCTGTACGGGACTGCCGTCGAAGCCGGCATCGGGACGGAATTGGATCTTCCGCCCGGCCCGGTCGGTCGTCTCCAGGGTGGTCAGGGTCTGTTCCCGAATCTCCCCCGTCCGCTTGTCAACCCCAGTTTCGACGGTGACCTGCCCCGTCCGGCCGAGGCTGGATTCGACGGTCAGGCCGCGACGGCGGACAGCGGCCTCCGTCAAGGCAACGATCCGGCACCGGCAGTTGTAGCCATTGGGCGGGGTGATGTGCTGCCAGATCGGATCGTCCCACCTGAACACTTTCCCATGCAGGGCGGCATGGCTGGGCCGGGTAACGCCATCCATCACCGCCACATACATCCAGTAAGGGTGGGTTTCCCTGGCTTCGTAGGCGGCCGCGTAGCGCCCTGCCATATAGGCCGACTGCATGTTGGTCTGGTAGATGGTATCCAGGCGGCGCGGGCTGCCCAGTTGTGCAACCTCGGCGCCGCCATCCGGCGCGACTACCACCTGGCGACCCCACCAGCCTTTCGCCTCCAGGGTCGGCCGCAGGTTTCGCTTGAAGTCTCGTAGCGTCTCGCCGCGCTCCAGGTTCTCGACAAGGGCGTCGCGAATGTCCTGGAGCACGTCCAGGCGTGCTGCTCTGGCAACGGTCAGAGCGCGGCCGTGGGTGGCCGCGTCAACGTCATGCCAGTTCCAAGTGATGGCGAATCCCTTTCGCTCCAGGTACTCGATAGCGGCGGCCGGCCGCAGGGCGAAGATGGCCCGCAGATCAGCCTCGGTCGGAGCGGCCATCAGTCGATCCGGTCCAGGTTGCCGTGGAGGCGGCCCCAGGTATCGGCGGCGAACAGCAGCCGGTGGAGCGCGTCCGTCAGGGCGCTGTCATCCATGTCCGGGAACGCTTCGGCGAGGGCGCCGAGTAGTTCAGTTTCGCTGTCTCCGCGGTTGACCGCTTCCAGGAGCGGGGCGAGCAGGTCGTTCGCCTGGTTTTGCATGTCCTTGGCCGGCAGGTCGGCCAGCGCCTTGTCCAGGGCCTGCTGATCGCCATAGCGCGGGCCTACGATGGTGGCCAAGGCCGCCACCCGTTGTCCATGCTGGCGGCTCAGGATCGCAGGCTGCGCAGCCGAACGCAGAACTGGCTCATTCTTGGCCGGCTGCGGGATGCCGAGCTTGTCATAGACCCAGGCACTGGGAATCTCCAGCCCCACGTTGACCAGCGCCGGAATCGACTGGGCCATGCTGGTGATGTCGGCTTGCTCGCGCAGACCGAAGACTAGGCGCGGCGCCCGGCGCACGTCGGGACTACCAGGGCGGTTCAGCACCAGGAGCGGCCAGAGCAGATCGCGGGACAACGTTGCCGCCAACTGGCGGGCATCGGATGCCAGCAAGTCGTGCCGAACCTCGTTATGCACCTGGCCCAAGGCAAAAGCGCCGCCGCCTGACTGGCTGGTGGTGCTGGTCAGGGTGCCGCCCAGGACCGCCTTGGATATGGCGTCTTCGCTTTGCCGCATCATCGCCAGGAACGGCTCGCTGCTACCCTGCGCGGCCTGCTGGAAGTCGATGGCCATGGTTTCGGGGATGATCCCTGCGGCAGCATGGCCCAGGCCGGTAACGGCCCGCAGCAAGGTTGCCTTCTCCTCGTCGGCAGTACCTGGCGGATATTTCCCCAGCCGGATCGGCAGGCCATAGATTTCCAGCATTTCCGCCAGGTCGGAGGTGGCGTAGTGGCGGAACAGGTACGGCCAGGCCAGCACGCGGAACAGGCCGCTGCGGGCCACATAGCCGGAGCGCGCACGCGGCCGGTGAATGATCCAGCCGAAGGGCTGCAAGGCTTCGCCGGCCGGGCTGTTGTCGCGCAGCCGCAGCTCGTTCTGGTCTTCGGGGTTGAGCTGGAACCAGCTCTGCGGTCGGTGGTGGAACGCCAGCGGCATCCACTCGCGCCCCTGTAGCGCCCACTCCAGCTCAATGCAGCTGTAGCCGTGGCCGATGCCGTCCAGCGCATCGAGCAGCAAGTCCTCCAGCCCTTCCAGGTCGAGCAATAGCTCGTGCAAGTAGTCGGCATCGGCTTTCTCGGCCGCCGAGGCGTTACGCGGGGGCTCGACCGCCCAATCCAGGCCAAGGATTGCGCGCTTTCGCTTGCTCATTTCGGCGAACAGGTGGGCGTCGCGTTCCTCCATGTCCATGAACAATTCGGCCTGGGCTTGGAGGTTGCCCTGTTCGGCCTCGACCAGGATGCGAGCCAGCTTGGCCGGCGTCAGCCCCTTGGCCGGGTGCTGGGCGAACTCCTTCGCCAGGCCGGCCAGGCGCGAGGTCTGCGGCTCGCGCAACTGCTGGGGTCGGATCGGGTTGCCGTAGACGTCAACGATTTGTGCCATGTGTCGTACCTACCATGCGCCGCCGAAGCGGCCGCCAGTGTCAAAAGAATCGTCAAGGCCGCCAGCTTCTAGGGCGTTCCGGCGGTTCGGCACCGCTGTGAATTCAAAAGAGCCTGCGCGAGTGCTGGCGATCATCCAGAGGATCGACAAGGCACAAAGCCCGTCGTAGTGGTGCCCGGTCTGCGGTTCTGGCCAGCTGTCCAGCTCGTCGAGCAGGGCGACCAATCCAGGCGAAAACAGAATCCGTGGCGCAAATGCGTCGTTGATGAACGGCTCCATGGCATCGATTCGAACGGACTGGTCCGCCATGCTGGTGACGCCGATCAGAGGGAGTGCTACGCGCTGCATCAGCGCAGCCTTGGCGATGTTCTGCCGCTGGATTTCGAATGCCCCGTTGTTCTCGAAACCGATAGCGCGCATCTGGTACTCCCTCTGCGCTGCGATCAGGTCGGCTTCCAGTTTCGAGGGGACGCGCCGCTTGATTGCCGCCTCTATGACGTTAAGTACCTGTTTCTCGGTGTCCCAGCCCCCCACGATGATCGCCGACGGGTCAGACTGTGCGCTCGCCCCGACAGAGGGGTCGCATGCGCCAAACATCTGCCAACGCCCGGAGCGCATGACCCAAAAGCGCGGGTTGGTAAACGTCTTGTCTTCATCGGATCGCGGGTCGCCTTGCAGCTCGGTCGCGAACGCGGCTTTGTTCTTCGCCCGCTGACGCATCAGCCAGTAGAGCGACCGGACACCTGGCCAACTGGTGACGGCCCCCAGCTCCATCTGCTCACGGTTGTCCTGGTAGAACTGAAACGACGGCAGAGCGCTATCGGGCGCGACGCTACCGCGCTCGGCGTATTGCTCCATCACGGGCTTATCGTCGTTGAGCATCACCTCTTCGCAGTGTGCCCATAGGTCCATGTGGGTGGGGAACGTCTCGATAGCGCGGAAGTGGTGGACCAGGTGCCCGACCGTGCGTTTGGCTCGGCTGATCGGATCGTCCTTATTCAGCACTGTGCCCACGCCTAGATATTTGACGGAGCCATCCGGTGGGCCGAGGTAGTCGATAGCCTTTTCCAGCCAGTCCCATCGGTTGTTGCGCTCGGTCGGGGACTTGGCCTCTTTGTCGGTGATCAGGTCATCGCCCAGGAGCAGCTTGGGACGGCTCGCGCCGTGGAATGTGCCCCGGATCGCCTGTTCAGCGCCGAAGGCCTCCAGCTTGACCCCGGAGAGGGAAACAAACTCGCCGATCTTCCAGACGCTTCCCTTACCGCAGACTTCGGGGAAGTCCAGGGACAGGGAGGCGTTTACCAGTAGCTCGGTCTTGACTACTTCCAGGAGCTTGGTGGGCAAGCGCGTTTCGGCGCCTAGGAGCGTGATGTAGTCGACGAAGTACGGCGCCGGGCCGGTCATGCCCAGTTCGGCCCGAATCTCCGGTCGCTGGAGCAGCCCCTGGACAACGACATAGCACGGCCCGACCTTGGTCAGCAGTGAGGACTTCGCCTCGCCACGCGGAGCTACCCACCATTCCTTGAGGCCGCTGGAGCTGCTGATGAGCTGGGGAAAGCGCTTGAAGAAATGCGCATGGAACAACGAGGCAGGCGGCCGGATGTGGTGCGGGAAGTAGGTATACGCGAAGAACTCGAAATCGCGATCTACCAGTACGCGACGGCGCCGCTCAGCCCGAGCTTCCGGGGAGCTATCGAGGCCGACCTGTTGCGCCTCGATGTCGCGGCGCAGCTGCTGCGCCATGGCGGATAGTTCCCGTAGGAACTCTTTTTCCTCGGTGTTCATTTCAGCCCCTTAGCGATTACTTCCCCGAACGGCTCCAGAATCTCGGCAAAGGCCTGGACGTGCTGCGGGAACTGTTCACGGATGAAGGCCGCGAGGCGCTGGATGACTTCCATTGCGGTGGCCAGGCTGGAGGTTTCCGGTAGTACCCGCTTCGATGCGCTGATCGACTTGTTGTAGGCGTCGGCCAGGCTGGCGAGCATCTGCACCTTGACCGCTGGCGTGATCGCGCTGTCCACCTGGATCGCCTCCATGGTGGCCTGGAACTGGGTCACCAGGCCGGCCAGCACCTGGCGCGCCACGTCCTCCAGCCCACCACCGGCCAGCAACTGCGCCGATTGTGCCTTGTCCCAGTCGTCCCCCTCGGCTTCCGCCTGCTGTTTCCAGCGGCGGGCGGTGCCGTAGGAGACGCCGAACATGGCGGCCGCGACCTCCAGGGACTGGCGGTCGAGGACGTAGGCGCGGCGCAGGGCGTCGCGGGTTTCCTTCGGGTGCGCCATCGACTACCTCAGATACCGAGCTTGATACGCGCCGCGAGCAGGCCGCAGGCAACCAGGCCACCCGCCAGCGCGCCGGCCGCCGAGCCGTACAGCACGGCCTTGCGTTCGATCTGCGGGAATCGGTCTTCGAAGCGCTCCAGGCGGCCGTCGATGCGTTGCAGCAGTTCGAACTCAGGAGAGGCTTTCTTTTCGGTCATCGGATCAGTCCTTTTGAAGGTGCCGCACGGTGTTCCAGTGCAGGCCGGCGCAAGCGCCGTATTGGTCGTAGAGTTGTTTAAGGGCAATTGCGGCGGCATCGGGGCTGTCATCAGTCACCGCCACCGGGGTCTGGCACGGTTGAGCCAAGGCCGCTGGTAGTGGCCTGGGCGGCACGTTGACGGGCGGTTTCGAGCTGCTGCATGACGCCAGCAGGAAAGCGGCAGGCAGCGCGATCAGCAGCGGTTTCGGCCAGGGCATGGCGAAGCTCCCGAGTAGTTTGTTGGTCGCTGTCGGCCCGCTGGGCCAGGCGCTGGAAAAGAGCCGCGCTGGTGTCCTGGACCGTCTTCAGTTGTGCCGCCGATTGCTCCAGGACGTCGCGATATGCGCGGGTCTGTGCGTCAGCGCAGGCGGCGCGCCCATCGGCCAGACCGGCCTCGCGACCGCCCCACCAGCCGGCCGTCCAGACCATCACCAGGAGCACAAAGACAACCAGGCCGACGCGCCAGGTCATGGCGATTTCTCGACGCTGAGCTGGACCTGGTAGGACGCAACGGTCTGCATGAAGCCGTAGGCGAACGCCCCGCCCAGGCCATAGGCGAGGCCTGCGGCACCAATTGCCATGAAGACCAGAATCACGACGCGGGCCAGCAGGTCGCGGAGATAGAGGCGTATCCAGAGCCATCGGTTGGCCGGGTCTTCACGGCAGATCGCGAACAGATCGCTGAGGCTGATTCCGCTGGGGCGCTGCATCACAGCACCTCCCGCACGGCCTGGGCGATCTGCTCGGCGCTGTAGGGCTGCTGCCCGTTTTCCTGGTGAATGATGGCGGTCACCAGAGCGACCAGGGTGGCCTGGTCCAGGTGCAGGCTGGCCTGCGGCGGAACTCCCATCGCTCGGGCCACGGCCGAGGCATACGCGCGGGTGTTGTTTTCGTTGGACGGCGCCCAGCGTGCGATCAGCGATTCGACGGTGCGCAGGCCATAGACCTTGCGGTAGTTCAGCAACAGCTTTGCCAAGGCACGGATGCCGTTATGCGCGGTGTCGAAGCGGGCGAATCGGGGCTCGATCTTCGGGTTGTGCGGGAGCTGGCCCTGCCAGTTGTTGCGTGCCGACCAAACGATGTTGCCGGGGTTGTTGTTGCGGATGCCGCGAGGTTGAAGGGCCATCAGTTGTTCTCCAGTTTGCGTTTTACCCACTGGGCGAACGCGCCCAGCCATGAATCGCCGTCCCGCTCAAACAGGCGCAGGGCCGCCCCGATCAGCCACCAGGCGGGCAGACCGGCAATCACCAGGAGCGGAGCGGAAACGAACAGCAGGCCGACCGCTGGCTCCAGTTGGTAGAGCCCGGCCACCACCTGGGCCGACTCGAACAGCTCGGGGCGGTTGGAGTGCAGGTAAACCACCAGAATCGGCCCAAAGACGCTGGACGCGACGATGGTGCAGAACAGCCGGGCGAACCCCTCTTTCATGGTCCGGGGCCACAGGACCAGGAAGCCCAGGGCGGCAGCCAGGGCGCCCGCGCTGATGTGGATGCCGAACATTTTCAGCAGCGCGGCGCTGCCGGCCGAGGTGGATGCGGGATCAGGCATTTGGTGCTTCCGTTGCGAGCGCTGCCCGAATTGCGGATAGGTGCGCATTGCCTACCTCCGGGGCGGACTTGGTGTAGTTGGATATGCGGAAATCGGTGTCGGTGACGCGGGGAGCAGGAGGCGGGCCGCGCCGGATCGACTCGGCGCGGCTGTCCATCATCTGGCGATATGCCTTGACCTTCGCGAAGGCGTCCTCGACGTGCGCCCGAACGAGCGGCTGCCAGTTGACCGGGCAGGCTTCCAGCAGAGCGTTACGACGCTCGCGGCTGGGCTCGGCCAGGATGGCGGCGGCGTAGTCGCGGGGGCTGCGTAGAGACGTGGGGGGGCTAGATGTGCTCATGCCGCCATCGTGGCGGCGAGTGCGACGCGGGATTAGCGGAAGGGGTTCAACGGCTGAGACAGGATCGGCGCGGAGACGCCGGCCGGGGCGTTGCGCCCCGGCTTAGTGGAACAGGGTGGATTGCTGCGGTGCCGGCTCGCTCGGTCGGTTGACAATCTCCCATATCCAGCGGTCGGACAGGTTGTACTGGCGGGCTAGATCGCTGAGCAGGCTACGGGCGGTTTGCCCATCACGCAAGCCCTGTTCGAAGCGCTCGACGATCTCCAGATCGCGCCACCGTACCAGCGCCTTGTGGCAGCGGGCCACGTAAATTTCTTCGCCCCGATAGTGCGTGTGGAGCTGCTCCTCGATGTCGCTGCCCACCAGCTCGGCCAGCGCAGCCCGGCGCGCTTCGCCCCTCCGCGCCCGGCCCTCGGCTATCCGCCAGGACGTTCCGCCGAGCTGCTCGACCACCACCAGGGTGGCCGGCAGTCCTATGCGTCCGGCCATGTCGCGGACGGTATCCGGCAGCATGTCCTGGACCTCCCGAAGATCCACCTCAGACCTGGCCATGGCGGCTCCTATCGATGATAAGCGCCTGCATCAGCCGGTAGAGCTGGCTGTCGTCCAGCCACTCGACCCGCTCGACCTGGAACATGCGCCGGGCCATGTGGTCGGCGTAGCTCCAGGGGCGATGGGCGCTGGCCAGGAGCGCGGTGATTTTGCGCAGCACGGTTTGCCGGTTTTGCGGCACTTTTGGCGTCGCCCGGCCCTGCCGGTTGCTCTTCGGTTTCCAGCCCAGGCGCTGGAGTTCGACCAGTACGTGGTCGATCTGGCGCGGCCCTAAGTCCTTGGCCGAGCGCACGCCCGCGACGCGAGCCAGCAATGCGCGATAGGTGTCATCGTCCATGCCCAGCTGGGCCTTGGCGATGTGGATTTTTGCGAGGTTGACGGCGCGTAGGCTCATCGCTTGGTCCTCCCTGGATGGCTTCTCTTTTGGATCAACTCGGCAAAACGTGACGCGTCACGCTCTGCAATTTCGGCAACGTTGTGTAGGAGCAAGGTGACCGCCTCGGCCGGCTCGGCGAAGCCACCGGCCGCGCAGATCAGATCGAGTGCATCAGCCGTTCCCTGGTACATGTCCATGTTGAAGCGGCGGCCGCCCAGCGCAGCGCGACGCAGGGCATCGCGCTCGCGCTTCGCCCGTTGGCGTTCCCGCGCCAGGCGCCGCTGGCGGTCTGTCTTGGTTTCGTTCGTCATGGGTGGCTGCTCATCAGTACCGGACCACCACGTCCGGCAGACCGTCCCGGCAAGGCCGGGGCGGTTTCGCTCAATGGACGGTGCGGTTCTTGGCCTTGGTGTAGTGGATTTCCTGCTGCGGTTCTTCGCCGCGAGCGCGGCGCGCCAGGCACTCGTCGCAGGCGCAGGAAACGCCGTTACCAGCTCCGTTCTGCTTTGCGAGTTCCTGGCCGAGGGACATCGTCGCTTGCATAAGGGCATAGGCGACCTTCGATGCTTCGGAGTCGTGCAGCGGCGGGCCTTGCATGGAGAAATCTATTCCGCGCTCGGTGTCGCTGAGGGTGATGGTGTATACGGCCATGGTTATGCCTCCTTCTGTGCGGATGCCTGCTTTTCCAGCTGGCGGATGCGGGTGCGAATTTTCTGCTCGACGATCTTCTGGAGGCCGGTGACCGCGAGCGCGGCGCGGCATTGCTCCAGGTCGAAGCCGGCAACGGCGCGGAGTCGGCTATCGACGTCTACGGCGCCGTAGCTCTGTCCGGGGTGATTGAAGGGGTTGGACTGCTGCATTTCACACCCCCAGCGCACGGAAGCCCGGCCGATCCTGCTGGCCCAGGGTCTGGATATAGCGGGCGATGGAACCCAGGTTCTCGCGGTCGGTGGCGTCGGGGCTCACACCCGGCACTCGCCGGGCGACTTTCTGGCCCACCTGGTGCGGCTCAGCGGTTGCAAAGACCGCCGCCCGCACGCTGGCCAGCTCGCCCACGGCAAGGGCGAAATAGCCCTCGCCTGGGTGCTCTTCCCGCAGCTCGATCAGGCCGTCGATGCGGCACATGGCGAACGTCTTGGTCATGTCACGCCTCCCGACGCATGTGGCTAGATAGGCTTTCCCGGATTTCCTCAGCGCAGGCGCGCCAGGACGCCTCGGAAACCATGGGGCTTTCGAGCGACCCCGGCTCCGAAGCCAGTACCATGCAAGCGAACTGATCCAAGGCTTGGAGGACCATTGCTTGCATCAGCGGTCCGCTTTTGGGGTACTCCATCAAGCGGGTTACAAGCTCCACGTTGGTAGGCATGTCACACGTCTCCCATGAAAACCTGGAACGACTCGCTGTTGTGCGAGGCGATCCAGCGAACGAACCTTTCGAGGGCGTCAATGCCTTCCGCCTGGTTTTTTGCCTCGGGTATGCCGGGCACCAGGAGCGACTTGCCGTCGTAGGCGTGGCGCGAGGTGACTTCGATGATTTCGCGAACGACCTGGTCGTCCCCACGGGCGATCTCGATTGCACCGTCGGGCACCTGGTCACCGAACTGGATCAAGCCAGAGGCCCAGCAGAAAGCGATGGTGTCGGCCATGTCACTGCACCTCCGCTTCGAAAGGCACGATGGCGAAGTCTTCGATGCCGGAGTTCACGGTCAGCCCCGGAAGCCCCTTGACGGCCTCGGGTTCGTTGAGGATCGCTTCCTTGTTCACCTCTTCCTTGGTGCGGATGAAGCGGATAAGCCCTTTGCTGCGCAGCAGCTCCAGGACCGCATCGGCGCCGCGCACAGTCACGGACGGGGGACGGATGCGCCACTGGACCTCGCCGGTGGTGAGGTTCGCGTACTTGACCTTGTTGTTGTCGGTCAGCTCGGCACGGTTGGCCTCGCACCAGGACTGGACTCCGCCCTGGAGGACCGCCAGGCGCTTCTTCAAGTCTTCGGCCGGCTCCGAATAGCGCTCGGTGATCTGGCCGATTTCATCGTTCATTGCGGTTTCCAGACGGGCCAGCTCGCGCTGGAGGTCGCCGATGTTCTTGATATCGCTGATGACCTGTTCGCGGGTCTGCGGGACGTAGACGGCGGCAGCGGATTTCAGACGTTTCTTCGGTGCCATGTTGGCGTTCTCCTGTTCAGTGAATTACGGGGTTGCTGCCGGCGAAGTCGCGGTAGCTGATCGGTTCGCTCCAGGCCAGGGTGATGCCCTGGAAGCGGGTGATGTAACGGGTGCTGCCGGCCGAGGCGTCGCGCTGGAAGCCCATCAGGTAGCCTTTCTCCAAGAGCTGGCGGGCGTCATCTGCGGCGATGGTCACGCGCCCCTCTGTCGGCTCCAGGCGATGAAGGCGAACCCCCATGCGCTGGAGCAGCCGGGCGGCATCGTTGAAAGTGCGCAGGCTCATGGCCAAGTCAGGCGTCAAGACTTTCAAGGGCAATGCGGTTCTCATGGCCTTGTTCCTCTCGTTTCATGGGGGCGGTATGCGGGTTGCGTGGACAGGCGCGGCACGCTTTCCAGCAGCGCATCGCGACGGGGTTGTTCAGCGGCGCCGGCCGCTGGAGGTACTCGCTACACTCGACCGAGGTCACCGCCTCGCCCAGGGCCGGGCACTCAATGCGGCTCAGCGCGGCCAGGACACGACGCTCGACGCGGATCGTCGAGGGCGACGGGTAGCGGTTGGCGAGGATGGTGCTGACGGTCGAACGGCTCATGCCGATTGCCTCGCCGGCCTTCGTCTGGCTGCTGCGGGCCACCTCAGCGGCGAGCAGCTGGACGAAGACGGGCGGACGCTCGCCCCAGGCCGACAGATCGATTGCGCGTTCCATCAGCACCCCCACTGCCAGGCAATGAGGCGACGGATCGGCAGCAGGGCATCACCGACCAGGACCAGCAGCAGGCCGAGGGCCAGGAAGATGCCGATGGGGATCAGTGCTCGGCGCATGGCGGCACCTCCTGGTTCAGCGGTGAGGCCGCCCGGTCCAGGCGCTCCCCCTGAACGCGTTCCTGCATTGCAGCGGTTTGACGCTCAAGGTGATTGATAGCCCCCCGGTGCGCCTCCTGTTTCCAGGGATGGCTATCAGCGATCTTCCTTCCACAAGGATCGCTGCGCACGGAGGCAAGGGCCTGCTCCAGAGGCATTCCCTTGGCCAACCGCATGCGCACGGTGGCGGCGGTGACCTGGCCGAACTGGCTCACCAGCTCCGGCAAGGTGGCTGTTACACCAAACGCGGTGTAGCGGGTGTGTTTTGCCCTCGCGGCGCGCCTCGCCGCGACAATCGAGCGCAGACGCCCCTCTGTCATCGGACACTTGCGTCCCTTCTTCTCCTGGTCAGCGCGCAGGCGGTCCCACGACTGACAAGGAGGCACCCAGTCCATTTCTGGCAGGAGTTCCAGGAGTTCCTTGAACTTCCGCGACTGCATACCCAGGGCCTTACTCACGGCCCGACGACTGAACCCACGGCTCGCCATGTCGCGGATGTACTCCTCAATGTTCGTAGTGCCGCGAAAGTGGCTTGTGCTAGCCTTCGCGGCGCTACCGCCTTGCTGTGCATGCATTTGCATGGCTCCTCTCCTTCCGGGTGGTGGTAGGTGTCGAGGGGCGGCCACCCCTCGGCACCGTCTTCATCAGGGCCTCAGCCGCCTGATTCGTTGTTCTCTTCGGTATCCGCCACGCCAGCCTGGGCAGCGCCCCGCGAACGACTTCGGTTGTGCTGGTACTCGCCGTGCGAACTCCACATGACCTGGTCCAGGTTCGGGTCGTAGACCTGGCGGCGCGTCTCGCGCTGAACAATGGGCGGCCGTGGACCGGTGTAGCGGCCCGGCTTGAGGGCGTAGTGGCGGCCGTTGCGGGTCAGGTATCCGGCGTTTTGGAGGTCGATGAAGTAGCGCTGAACGGTGCTGGGCGACACGGGCGTGCCCGAGGCCGCCACCGATGCGGCGATCTGTTCCGGGGTCGATGGGCCGAGGATTCGCAACGTCCGCCAGACTGCCTCGGTGGTGTAACCCTGCTGGGATGGCTTGCCATCGGCGTTCAGGTTCGGTGCCTCGACGCCGTTGTCGCGGACCAGCTGGAAAACGACCTCTTCGCCGCGCTTGAATCCGCGAATCGCCTCGACGTAGCCGCCCAGGCGCAGGCAGGCGACATACTTCTCGACGGTCTTGTCGTGCTGGTTTGAGCGGCGCGCCACGCGGTAGACGGTGAACTCTTCGCGGTTGGCCCGGATGACTTCCCACATCTGCTGGCGGGGGCTCTTGCCCCCGACCATGCAGAGGTGAGCCGGGTTCTTGCCAAGGCTCATTTCGAAGTCCTCGGGTTCGGGGCCGCGCCGGTATACAGCTCCAGGTTCAGGCGCTGGAGGTCGGCCAGTTCCAGCTCGCGCCGGCCCTGAACGGTGGCGGCCTCGGCCAACTGCTCCAGGTTCACCGCGACGCGACGGACAGAGCCCAGGGACTTCTTCACCAGGTGCGCGAGCAGATCGTCAGCGATAGCCACTCCGGGGCTGTAGACCGGCGCCAGGTTGCGGGCGTCTTCCAGGGACACTGGCTGGGCCGGAACCCAGCTGAGAACGCGGCCATGGAAGCGTTCGTACTTCTTGAGCTTGGTCGGCAGCATTTCCTCGCCGATCAGCAAGATGGAGGCTTGGCTGGACTCGTACAGATCACGAATCAGCTCGACCTGGCCAGCGGCGACCAGGTGGTCCATTTCGTCGATGATCAGCGGGCGGCCGCTGGCGGCCAGTTCCTCGGCGATCTGGTCGGCCATTTCCGGGATCGTGCCGGCCGGCTTGATGCCCATTTCACCCAGGATCGACTTCAGCGTGTGCTTGCGGGTCCAGACGCTTTTGGCCTGGACGTAGTAGGCGCGGCGGCGATTGGCGACCCAGGCGGCCGAAACGGATTTGCCGAAGCCGGACGGGCCGTAGAAGCAGACCAGGCCGGGCAAGGTGGAGGTACGCGACAGCGCTTTCTCCAGGGCGATATCGCAAAGGGCGATGTTGGCGATGTCGGCCATGCCGCTGGCCAGTTGGGTGGTTTTCGTGGTGGTCATGAATACAGCTCCTTTCATGCTTGCCGCTGCTGGGCGGCGAATTCTTTGGATTTGGGGTAAACCTCGAACCACTGGGCGGCGTCCGGCTCGATGGGTTGGCCGGAGCGCTGCCGCTCGGCCAGCTCGCACCACTGCCGGTAGCGCTGGGCGGGAGCGGTCGGCAGGGTGAAGACCTGGGCGGTGGTGGTTTGGGTGGTGGCTGCGGCCGGGCGCGGTTCGTCGATCCGCTCGGCCTGCACTTCAAGGGTCGCGGCGCTGCGCGACCGGAGTTGCTCAGGGGTGATCGTGCCGAGGCCGGGGATGGACAGCGGCGCATCCATTTCCAGGGCATACCCGCCGTCACGCTCGGCGCGAATCTCGTCGAGGTGAGCCAGGGCGCGCTTCTCGCGGGCCTCTGCGCGTTTCTCGCGGGCACGCTCGACATACGAAGCCGGCATGTAGTCGCGGCTGTTGCCGTTCAGCTCTGCTGTGCAGAGGAAGCGGCCCTCGCCGTCGTAGACCCACACCCGGCTGGCGTCGTGGATGTCGTAGCCCACGGCCACCTGGTCGCCGTGGAATTCCTCCAGCTCGCGGGCGAAGTAGCGGTTGCCGATGAACTCCAGTTCGCAGCGGCGGACGGTGCGCAGCACCTGGGGTCGGAACAGCGGCCGGGCCTCGTCGTCGGTGACCCGCATCGGGCTGAAACCCTCCGCTTCGTGGAGCGCCCACGCTTCGTTAGGGGTCATGTGCCGGCGGCGGCCGGTGTTCGGGTCAACGATGCGCGGCAAGCTGCTGTGCGGCCGGTCGTTGTACTCGGCAATCTGCTGTTCGCAGAACGCGACAAAAGATTCCCAAGACATCAGCGGCATGGTGCCGCCCTTGGCAATGGCCCGGCGAGTCAGCTTGAAGGTGGCCAGCTTGGCCTGGCGGTCCATGTCGGCGCCGATGTAGCCGGGCAGTTCCTTGGCGGCCCGAATCCACAGGCTCTGGTGGACGCGCTCAATCACGCCCCGCGCCTGGCTGTTGTAGGGCAGGCTGTTTTTCATGTCGATGCCCAGGCGGCCCATAAGGCCGACCGCCTCGTCGCGCATCATGTGGTTTACGTAGCCTGAGCCGTTGTCCACGTAGAAGATGGCCGGAATGCCGCCCTTGGTGCAGGCGTCGCGCAGGGCATCGACAACCACCAGGGCCGACTCGGCCAGGCCGGTGGACCATCCCGGAATTCGACGGGTACGGATGTCGATGATGGTGGTGATTTCCGGCCGGAAGGGCCGGCCGTGCATCGGGTGCTGGACCTCGGCGTCGAACGTGTGGCCGTCGCAGGAATAGACGTCGGTCGGGAGCAGCTTGGTGAAGTCACGGCGAATGAACGGGCGCAGCGCCTTGATTTCATGCTCACCCATGCGCCCGACCTCGCGGCTGACGTTGCCGACCTTGCGCAGGAACGCATAGACCTGGTCCAGACTGGGCATTTGCCCTTGCCAGTGCTTCTCTAGCAGTGCATGGGCAGCGCGGGCGCTGCGCTTCTCCGGCCCCTGGTAGATCGTCATGAAGGCCGGCGCCCAGTCGGGAACGCTCATGTCCGGGCGGCGAACCTTCGGCACCAGGGCGCCACGCTCGGCCTGGTCCAGGAAGCGCTCCAGGCTGCGCACGCTCGGCAGGCCATCCGCGCTCGGGCGGCCGCGAGGATCGCGGGCCATCTTGAGCATGGCGAGCAGTTGCGGCTCGACCTGGCCGAGGCGCGCCATGTCCAGCATCAGGGTGATGGAGCGTTTCCGGCTGTAGCCGGTGCGGGCCATCATCAGGTCCAGGGCGTGCAGCACCCCCTGGCGGGCATCGGCGACCAGCTGCTGGCGGTTGGTTTCGACCAGGGCCAGTTGCGTCTCCTGGCGGACCACCTTGGTGGCCACCTCGCCCAGGGCGGCGTTCAGCAGTGCGGCGCGGGTTTCCTTCGGCAGGGCCGAAACGTGGTACTCGATAGCCTTGGTGCCGACGCGGCGCCGTCCACTCCACGACTTACGCTCGGCCATTGCTTTGACGTTTCGCGCGGTTCCGGGAACCCCTGGCAACCCTGCAAGCTCTTGGGCAGAGAACCATTCACTCATGGTCGCCCCCGACAGCTTTGCGCTGGGCGATCAGGGCGTCACCGAGGGCCAAGGCCGCCGATTCGAGCCAGTCGAGTGCGTCCCGATAGGAACGGTTGTGAACGGTGCTTTCGTCCGTAGCGCTGGCCTCTTTGACTAGGTTCCAGAACTCGGTGGCGTTCCGCAGGTTGTCGAGCAGCGGTTTGAGGTCGGTGTTTGTCATCACGGCTCCCCCAGGATTCGTTTCAGCTCACGCGCCTGCCGACCCGCTTCCTCGCGGGTCCGCTCCAGGCGGCCCAGTTCGGCGAGCAGTGCGTCTCGGCCATAGGCCACGCGGCCACCCCGCACATCGACCAGCCAGTTGGTCAGCAGGTGGCTCGCGCAGACGTCTTCCAGGAGGGCGGCGCGGTAGAAAGGCAAGTTGTGATCAACTCGGGCGGGACTCGACCAGGCGTCGAGCATGTTCTTGCTCACGTCATCGCCGGAGAGGCGCGACATGCGGGCGGCAATCTCGTAACGGTCGAGGTTGGCGGCCTTCAGTATTTCGCTGACCAGTTCGCTGACCTGGGCGGCGTAGTTGCACTCACCGGGTATAGCGCGAGCTGGCTGCGGAACATCGAAGATGTCCAGGGTGCGGTCGTCTTTGCGGCGGGCCATGTTCAAGCCCCCGCGTCGGCTTTACGCTGCGCTTGGTCAGCGTATCTGTTATTTTTCCCGGATCGGCATATGACACTGTCATATGCCTTGAGGGTTTCCGAACGATTGGGCCGTTGCCGCTTCGGATTCTCGTCGTCGAGCCAGCGCTCAGGCCACAGCACCAGGGGGCTGAGGTCGAGCACAGCGGCGATGGCGCGCTCTACCCGAGGGTAGGGATTCAGCTTGGCGTTTTTGACTGCCGGGCTGGATACGTCGAGGGAGCGGGCCACCTCGGCCAGGGACGAACCCCTGGCGCGGAGCTGGTATTTGATCCACTCCCAGCGGACGTTGTTGTCGCGGGGTATTTCGGTTCTGTTCAT